CAGACACTGGAAGCAGGAGTTGGGATGACAGTCGGCGTGTTTGAGTCTCTCACGGCCGAAGCCTTGGTTGACGAGGTCCGTGAGACGGAGGAGCTGCGGAAGCTCCGTACAGCACAGTTCAACGCGAAGGAGCGCTTCGGCGCCTACCTCGCTAACTCTCGGAGTCGCTCGGACTTCGATCAGCGAGTCGCGTACATCAGGCAGGACCTGGTCACGCTGATCGCCGACTCGACTGAAGCGACACCCGGCACGATCCGGAAGGTCATCGCTTCGCTCAAGCCGGAAGGTAAGGGTCGCCCGACGCCTGGTCGTCTCGTGCGTGAGAAGGTCGAAGCTACGTCGACACGGCGCCAGTACGCCCGTCAGGAACTCGTTTCCGCTCGGAAGCACGGCTGGGTCTACGACGAAGAGAATCAGGTCTTCAGGGCCGCGAGTTCCGAGATGGCGAAGTTCGCCTGCCCTGGTTGTGGTCATACGATTCCGCAACTCGGGTTCAACACTTGCAAGTGTGGTCGGGTATTCAACTCGTGGAAGGTGCAGGAGGTCGGCGGCGACAAGACCGCTAACGCGGAGCGACTCTACTGCCGCGAGGTCATCACGACCAGCCCGAAGGTCAGTAGCAGGAAGCAGGCGGGCAACTACCCCCACATCGACGACGTCGAAGGGTACACGTACCCCAGCAAGGAAGACGTCCCGGAGGGCATCGAGCACGACTGTGCTGACGGCGGTCTGATGACGTCAATGACCCCAGCCAGTGACAACAGCGGAACACAGCAGTTCCGTTGCGGTGACTGCGGTGGCGGAACAACCGTGAACTACAAGTACGGTACTCGTCAGGTTCGGGCGGAAGACCTCTCGGATGTCCCCCAGCCGGGCGACCCTGATTACGAAGACGGGCCGTCGGGCGACCTGGGGACAGACCTGGACGGGGACGGAATCTCGGACCCCGACGGCGAACCTGTTGCAGACGGGCAGCTCGAGGAGGTGCAGCAGGTACTCCAGGATGCGATTGAAGGTATCGAGAACGTCCAGCAGCTTGCTTCTGCTGGTGCTTCAGACAAGGCGATCGACAAGGCTATCGCGGTGGCGGCCGCCAACGCCAAGAAGTTCGCTGCGGAGAAGCGTCGTACGACGCTAAGTGCCTGGGAGAGGTCAGAAGCCGAGTTCCAGGACGGCTGGAAGCATGCTTCTATCGACGGTACGCTACCCGATGATGCCTCGAAGGCATGGCTGGAGGGCTACGTGGCCTTCCTCGCCGAAGCGGACAGCTACAGCGATCGTACGACGCTCTTCGATGGTTCCGAGGAGAAGAAAGACGGGATCCCGATCTCACGCGATGACCTCGTTCCGGCGGACGAGATGGATCGAGAGAAGATTCAGGACGAGATGCGCGAGGATTACGTCGACTGGGCCGAGGACAACAACGCCCAGGGACAGAGCGATGCGGCACCGTCGCAGGACCCCGGCATCGGCATCGGCGAGCCCAAGAAGGCACCGTAAGCAGCGGAGGCTGAAAAATGTCGTACCCCGTCAACGACCGTCGTGGTGGAAGTCGTGTGTCTTCACTCGTGACGCAGAACCTGAACGCGGAGATGTCCGCGCTGAAGGCTCAGGGCGTTACGTTGCCGCGGCACCCCGCAAGGGCGTTGTCGTCGACGGCAGAGATCCGTAGTACGGTCACTTCGAAGAACCTGTCGAGTCTGACAGAAGAAGCACGTCAGGTCAACGCGAACCTCCAGGCGCAGATGAGCACCAGGACTCGTCTACTGCGTGCTGCTGGTGGTCGTGGAATGAAGCGTCAGGCCTCTGGCGACATGACGATGGCGATCCCGAAGACGCGCGAGCCACTCGGTTCGATGATGGACAAGGGCATCCCGTGGAATGTGCAGGACCCGAAGGAGCGCGAGAAGGTCCGGGCCTGGTGTCGGGCCTTCTACGCAACGCACTACCTGGTTAGCACCTGCGTCGACATCTACACGCGGTTCCCCGTTCAGGGCATGGAGCTGGACTGCAAGGATCCTGAACTGACGAAGTTCTACGAGCAGCTGTTCTTCGAGGAGCTGGACTACGAGAATTTCCTCATCGACTTCGGACGTGAGTTCTGGACCGTCGGTGAAGTGAACGCTCTGGCGAACTTCAACGAGACGCTCGGTGTCTGGGACAGCGAAGAGATCCTCAACCCGGACGACCTGAATGTGCAGTTCTCGATCATCCGCGGTGAGAACGTCTTCAAGCTGACGATCCCGGCGCATTTGAAAGAGCTGATCCAGCAGAAGACGCCGGCGGTCGAATACGACTACCTTGCGAAGAACTACGAGGAGATCATCCGAGCCGCGGAACGTGACGAGGGACTGGACGTCAGCAACGTCCTCCTCAAGCGGGTTGTGAACAAGGTCTCCCCGTGGGACGTTTATGGTTCGCCGCACATGATGCGGATGTTCCAGCAGCTGATGATGGAGGAATCGCTCAATGCAGCCCAGGACGCAGTTGCGGACCGACTGTACGCTCCATTCATCCTTGCCAAGCTCGGACTGCAGGATCTTGGTGACGGTTCCGGCCCCTGGATCCCGGATCAGGGAGAGCTTGACAACTTCCGCGACGATGTCAACATGGCACTCGCCGCCGATTTTCGGCTCCTTGTTCACCATTTCGGTGTAGACATCAAGTCGGTCTTCGGCCGCGAGAGCATGCCGAGGTTCGACAACGATTACGACCGACTCGAGCGGAAAATGCTCCAGGTCTGGGGCATCGGAGAAGCACTGATCTCGGGTGGGAGTGGTCAGGCGTCTTACGCTTCATCGGCGCTAAACCGTGAGTTCGTAACCCAGCTGATGACCACGTACCAGAAGTGGGTCACGAAACACTACAAG